CAAGTACGCGCTGAGAATTGTGCCGATGAATGGTATGATAGTTTAGGAGAGAAGAACTCATCAAGCACACAGGAGACGGTAAAACCGTACAAATTTGATGGGAAACGACATTATCTTAATGATGAAGTCTTATTTTCCGGAGACGATGACGCTCTGCCCCTTTTAGAGGAGAGTCATTATTACACTAAGGAATTTAACGTACCAAAAGTTGTAATTCCTGGGATGAAGTCAGAAGGAATATGGGATGCCATCAGCTACCGCGCTCGCTCAACAAAAGCGTGGTGGCATGCAAGAAGATGTGATGGAACAGTTATTGAACATTGTAGGCAGCACGGAGCATCAGAATCTGTGCAGAGATTGTTGGGAACAATATTTATGCAACACAAGCCTGTTTGTCCAGAATGGGTTTTGGCCAATGCATATTTTCCGATTTTTCACCCGGAAGATGCGGCAACAATATACAATTTGTGTACAATGGACAAGAATCGAGAAGTCATAAGCAATTATGATGTTTGGAAAGCAAATCCGTTCGTGAAAGGAAGCGGACGACTCAAGTACGTGATACGAGAATTAGGTCGAGATAGTCTCCCTATAGCATTACAGGATTGGGTGTTGCGTGAAGGAATAGGCTCATCAACGAGGATATCAGGAGTGTTTCCTGATATTCCTACGGTACTCAGTATTGAGGATCGGAAGTTGTTGTCAACCTATTATTATGGAACGGATCAGTTTTTTAGGAAGAAGTTGGAGATAGATAGAATGCCTGGAGGCATAGATTCTTATACTAGATTAGTGAAAAATGTTGTGAAAGTATCAGATTCGGAGTATGATTACGCGTATTATTCAGTAGTGGGAGGCCACACTGATTACACAGCGACTATTTCGGAAATGGACGGCATGGTAGGGAGACTCATTCAGAGTTTCTTTTATATGTCGATGATAGCGGCAATTGTTACAGGTCTAGTGTTTTTGTTTGGAGCAGTCGGAGCGACACCAAATGGGTTCTCAGCACAAAGTGAGGATAAGAACATGAAGAAAGGACAGAATCGATCATTGCGGAAGATGAGAGTAGAGCCAGGAAAGGGAATGGTGGCGCAGAGTAGCGATACGACAGCCATGGATATTAGCCAGAAAATATTAGCGAACTCATTAATTTGGGTAACGCTTTATTGGGATGGTTTCCCCAAACAAGAAGGTTTTCTACTGCTTATGAAAGGAGGAGAAGCGGTCATCAATTATCATGTGTGGACAGGATTGAAGATCAATGGGCAAGTGAAGGAGCCTTGTCGAGTAGTAGCTTCGTACTCGCGCGATGATAAGGAGGTAGATTTGCAGGTGTATCAGGTACGCCATGAGAAGGAGAGAGATTTGACTTTTGTTAAGTTTGCACATACCCCATCTAAACCAGATCTGACTAAGTATTTACCAAGTAAAGCGGATATTCCACAAACGATTATGTCTCCAGTCTTGTGTTCAATAAACGAGAAAGGAGATCCATATCACGTGTTTGGAACTGAAGCGGAGTACCATAAAGTAATACATATAGAATCTGAGAATATAGATTGGGAGGGAGTTTACGTAGTGAAAGGATTGATATCCAGAGCCGGAGATTGTACGTCCCCGTACGTCTCACACAATGTAAATGACCAAAAGAAACTTAAGGGAATACATGGAGCAGGATCAGCTCGTATGTCACAGACAACGATGCTGCCATTGTATTCGGAGGATTTTTTGCCAGAAAAATGGGTAGGGGTACCCATTAGGAGTCCAGCTCATATGGTCAGTGATATGCAGTTACAAGGAGTATACATGATTGATATGATTGAATCAGAGCCTTTTGCACACAAGGTAGTGAGTGTAGAAGCAGGTCCCCCTAAAGGGACCTTTATAGAGGGTGGCGCTCCGCGCTGCACCTTCAAAGATATACAGTTTTCGACCCCACATCATACGAAGATTGTACCTACTATGTTGGTTACAGGATCAGTTCACCCACCATTGGCACCCCCATGGGAGGTAAAAGAACAACCAGCACGATTGAAACCCGGATATAAAGGGGCAGAATATCGAGATCCAAATATATTAGCTTATAGAAAGTATAGTAAGTTACATTTACCATCGATGCCTAAGGAGGCGCTCAACACGATGGTATATGAGGGAATATTTACGCCCGATGTAGTGGCTAAAAAACACTATATCGTGACGATTGAGCAAGCAGTCTTCGGCATGCCGGAGATCGGAATGGCAGGCATTGATTTGTCTACATCATCTGGTTTCCCTTGGGCAGCGAAAGGCTACACACGAAAAGACCTGATAAATCCTAAGACACGGTGGATTCATCCAGAACTTCGGAGAGAAGTTGAATTCATTATATCTGAGGCATTAGCAGGCCGTATTGTTCCCCACTTTACATTACATTGTCTAAAAGACGAAACACGCCCCATAGAGAGAGTCTTTGACTTTTACACACGAGCTTTTCAGATTGGAGCCTTAGCTCATCTGATAGCATCCCGTTGTAGTTTAATGACGCTGTTAGCAGCCGTTGAACACGGACAGGAAGGAGAAGTAAAAGTTGGAGTCAATCCATATGGAGGAGATTGGGATATGATAGCGTTGCTTCTTGAGCGTTTCACGAAGTTTACGGACCAGGATGTTTCTGGTTATGAATATTGTTTCCCATATTGGTTTCCCAATTTGTTTTGTCAGGCAATGAGTTTATTACTCAATAAGCCGATAAATTCCGATTATATTATGTTAGCTTGGGCAGTGACCAATAGTTCGGTCCATGCGTATGTAGTTTACAAAGATACAGCGTATGAGATGATAATGATGATATCGGGTAGTTTATTTACTGCCTTTGGAAATTCAGCATCGAACTCAGCAAAAACACGTATTCAATTTATTCGCTTGAGCTCTGAGAACCAACCAGGGATCGCGATGAAATTTGAACAACATGTTCAAGCTATAAAATATGGTGATGATGATGTCATCGGGTTTGATGACTCGATTTCGGAATGGTTTAACGGCCAAACATTAGCAGCTTCTGCGAAGGAGATGTTTAATCACACACATACAGCGCCAGATAAAAGTGATAATATTCCGAAATGGAGGCGCCTTTCGGAGATAGAATTTCTTAAACGAGGATTTAAGCACGTGGGAGGATCGTTTTATACGGTTGCACCATTAAACAAAGACTCGATAAAGAATATGCTTCAGTGGATAATGAAACCAACCGAGTGCTCAATGGCTCGACAGTTTCAGATAAACACAGAAGTTGCTCTTTTTGAGGCTTGTTACCACGGGCCAGAATTTTTTGAGGAAATTCTGAGGGTAAATGCATTTAATATTGCATATCAATTACCACCTTCAAGATTGTCGTACGAGCATTGCTGGTATGTACAATCCTTACATAAGATGTAAGAATATATGGACCAGGGTGAATAGGTCTTAAAAATCCCCGGAGAGAAAACTCTGTAATGAAAACATTTTGCTAGTGTGATCTGAACGTAAGCGATGAAAGCGTTCTGCTACTAGTGATCTTAGTCTTTTTAGACATTCATCACCCCCCCGGCACCGGAGAATTATGTCGTTCTCCCACAGTCCGTAAATAGACATGCTCAAACAACAACAACATCAACAACAGTGGATTCTTTGGATCCATCCACGCCGCAAGGCGTATCAACTGACGACACTACAACTATGCAGTTTCAAGATGCTAGTACAGTAGTTGAGCAGAAAAGTGAACTTCACTTTGACACAATGTATGAAGCGGTAAATCCTTATACAGATTCAGTGGCGCGCGAGATAGTTGAACGTACGGTTCAATTACCCGCCACTACATGGACGTCAGGCAGTAGTATCTTATTCTTTGCCGACCCAATAACGTCTATGATATCATCTTCACAGGTGATTAAAAATGTATGGGGAACGTTGTCTGGAACCTCCACAGGTTTCGGAATGTTCCGTTTTATGCGTTGTGGATTTAAATTTATCGTCAAGGTAAATAGCACGCAGTACCATCAAGGTACGTTAGTAGCAGGGTGGCTTCCTGATTTGTTAGATCATGAGCAGCTCGACGTACAGAATTGTTTCGCACACAATGCTATCGTCTTGAGCGCATCAACACAGGATCAAGCAACACTTGAAGCTCCCTACTATGGTAGGAAACCTCACTATGATTTAGCGTATGGCGTTCCAGAGAGCCAACCTATATTCTTTTTGAGAGTACTCAACCCGTTAGTCACGTCGAATCCATCCGTGGCAGATACAGTTGAAGTATCGTTATTTTTACAGGCAACCAACGTAAAAATGTACGCACTCCTTCCACAGAAACCATTCCCGCCTTTGGGAAAGAGTCTATGGAGGCCGAATAAAGGTTTGCACAAAGGAGCCTTATTTGAGAAGATCTTTCAAAAAGATCTTGAGAAAGAGAAAAGATATCGAGTCCCAGGCATGGAGACTCAATCAGGCCAGAACAAGAAAAGGCCGAAACGTGAAGTTCACACCAAAGATGAGCAGGGATTATCAGTACCTGGAGTAGCATCTCTCATTTCCCCAATAATTCGTAGCATTCCGTATGCAAGCGATGTGATAGATATTGGGAAAATGATCTTATCAAATCTTGACAAACCGACAACTGATCAAAGCATAATGTATATTCGTGAGGAAGGTAATAGAGGACACAATTGGCTGACTGGAGTAGATTATTGCGAAGAATTGAGTTCTTTCCCGTCCTCGAGTGTTGCACGAACGCTCGGAATGGAAAGCTCAGATATTAACGTAGTAGATTACTGTAAGAAGCCTCTTTTGTTTTACTCTGAGGTCATTACGACCGCAGGTGTAAAGTTCTATATACCGGTACACCCAATGAATTTCTTAAGCTCAATCCGCACAGAACCAGATTTTCTAGCCTTCGGGACTAGTTTTTATTCGTACTGGCGCGGTTCTATCAAGTTCTTGTTTCAATTCGTTGGAACACCATTTTACTCATGCAGATTTAAGATCTCGGTTTCACACACAGGCGCGGCAGTG